TAAAGAGGAAGCAGAGTAACCCCCCCTTTTGTTTGCAGAATCCACAGAGAGAAGAGACCCCCTACCCCCCTTGTGTGTGTACGGCTACCTGACTATCATATATACATAGTGATTCACACATTCATAGCTCTACTTTCATATACCCCCCCTATATATTGCATTTTGCTAGCAAGTTTTCACTAAGTACCCCCCCTTTCTTAGATAAAGCCCTAGGATTCCTACACCCCCCATATTATTTTTTCAAAAAAACAGTTGCTTTTTTTGTGAAGGGGGTGCAATATTGTAAAATCTGTAGGTATATATACCTAGTACATACCTAATACCCAGTTCCTACCTAATGAGTGCCTACCCTGTATGTACTTAATAAGTTTTTAATTTAAGAAGTATCTACTTAGTGGGTATATACTACATAGTAAGTATGAATAAGAATGTTCTCAGTAAAGTAAAGAATCTATCTCCTGTAGAGAAGCAAGAGTTATTAGTTCTGTTAGAAGAACTAGAACAAGCGAAGAGTAGGGAGAAATGCCACGAAGAGTTTATGTCCTTTGTTGGGGAGATGTGGTCAGCGTTTATTCATGGTAAACACCACGAGATAATGGCTGATGCGTTTGAAAGGGTCGCTAAAGGCGAATTAAAGCGTTTAATCATCAATATGCCCCCTAGACATACTAAGAGTGAGTTTGCCTCTTATTTGCTCCCTGCGTGGTTTCTAGGTAGGTTTCCTGATAAGAAGATCATACAGACTGCCCATACTGCTGAATTAGCGGTTGGCTTTGGTAGAAAGGTCAGGAACTTAGTAAACAGTAACGATTACAAAGAAGTGTTCCCAGATGTTAGCTTGCAATCTGATAGCAAAGCAGCAGGAAGGTGGAATACCAATAAAGGCGGAGAATACTTTGCGATAGGGGTAGGTGGTGCAGTAACTGGTAAAGGTGCTGACCTACTTATTATTGACGATCCGCATTCAGAACAAGAAGGTGCAAGTGCCGATATAAACGTATTCAATAGAACATACGAATGGTACACATCTGGTCCGAGACAGCGTTTACAGCCAAATGGCTCAATTGTTGTGGTTATGACTCGATGGCACAATAAAGATTTAACAGGACAAGTGGTTGATGCTAGCATTAAACGTGGTGGTGCTGACCAATGGGAAGTCATAGAACTCCCAGCTATATTGCCTTCAGGTAATCCTTTGTGGGCTGAGTTCTGGAAGATGGAAGAATTACAGGCTCTAAAAGCCGAGCTACCCAACAGTAAATGGATGGCTCAATACCAGCAAGACCCTACTTCTGAAGAAGGAGCTTTGGTTAAAAGGGAATGGTGGAAAATATGGGAAGGGAGAGAACCCCCTCATTGTGAATTTGTTATCCAGTCTTGGGATACAGCTTTTATGAAGAATCAAAGAGCTGACTTCTCTGCTTGCACAACGTGGGGTGTTTTTTACATGGAAGATGATGATGGTCTGCTAGCACCTAATCTTATATTGTTAGATGCGTATCAAGAAAGACTAGAGTTTCCTGAGTTGAAGAAAATGGCTATGGAGAAATACAGAGCCTATACACCTGATGCGTTTATAGTAGAAGCTAAAGCAGCAGGTATGCCTTTGATCTTTGAGTTAAGGGCAATGGGTATTCCCGTACAAGAGTACACTCCAAGCAGAGGTAACGATAAGATATCAAGAGTAAATGCAGTATCTGATCTATTTGCTTCAGGAGTAATTTGGGCTCCAGAAACCCGTTGGGCTGAAGAGACAATAGAACAATTTGCTGGATTTCCAAATATGGAGCATGATGATTTAGTTGATAGCACTACGCAAGCTCTGTTAAGATTCAGACAAGGTGGTTTTGTTTCATTGCATTCTGACGAAGAAGATGAACCTTTGGAACATAATCGTACTGCAAATTATTATTAGGATATTAAATGGCAATAGAAAGACAACCAGCTACACCTGTAGATGGTCTTATAGAACAAGACCCAGAGGAAGCTGATATAAGTATCGCAATAGAAAACCCTGATTCAGTTGCTATTGAGACTGATGATGGTGGCATGATCATTGACTTTGATCCTAATGCAATACCTGTGGGTGACGAAGGATTTGATTCTAACTTAGCTGATTTCATGGATGATGATGTCCTAATGGAATTAGGTAACGAATTAGTAAGTGCTTATAACGGAGATAAAGAATCTCGTGCTGACTGGGAAGAGACTTACACAAAAGGATTAGATCAACTAGGACTAAAGATAGAAGAAAGAACACAACCTTGGGCTGGTGCTTGTGGAGTATTTCACCCAATGCTTTCAGAAGCCGTTATTCGTTTCCAGTCACAATCAATTACGGAAATGTTTCCAGCTCAAGGACCTGTGAGAACTAAAATTGTTGGCAAGATTACTGATGAAAAAACAAAACAAGCACAAAGAGTACAAGATTATTTAAATTATTTACTGACATATGAAATGTCAGAATACAGAACTGAAACAGAAAAGATGTTATTTTCATTACCTCTTGCTGGTTCAGCCTTTCGTAAAGTTTACTTTGATCCTAGTTTAGATAGACCTAGTTCTATATTTGTACCAGCAGAAGATGTTGTAGTTAATTATGGTGCTAGTGATTTAGAGACTTGTGAACGTGCTACTCATGTAATGCGTAAGTCTTCTAATTCTGTTAGAAAAATGCAAGTTAATGGATTCTATAGAGATATAGAACTACCTGCTGGATCACAGAATACTTCTGATATAACTAAAAAATATAATGATATAACAGGAGAACAAGATACTTATAGCTACGATCAGAGCCATACTATATTAGAAATGCAAGTAGATTTAGACCTAGAAGGGTTTGAAGATACTAATGGTCAAGGTGAACAAACAGGTATAGCTATACCCTATGTTGTAACAATAGATTATCCAAGTGGAATTATATTAAGTATTCGTAGAAACTATTACGAAGATGATGCAAACAAACTTAGAAGAATGCACTTTGTTCATTATCAATACTTACCAGGTTTAGGATTTTATGGGTTTGGGTTAATACATATGGTAGGTGGTTTAGCTAAATCAGCTACATCTATCCTTAGACAACTTGTAGATGCAGGAACATTATCTAATCTCCCTGGAGGACTCAAAGCACGAGGACTGCGTATTAAAGGCGATGATACCCCCATTATGCCTGGAGAGTTTAGAGATGTAGATGTACCTGGTGGTGCTATTAGAGACAATATTACGTTTTTACCATACAAAGAACCATCAGGAACTCTATATCAACTTTTACAAAACATAGTTGAAGAAGGTAGAAGATTTGCCAGCATATCTGATATGAAGATATCTGATATGAACAACCAAGCACCTGTAGGTACTACACTTGCTTTACTGGAACGTAATCAAAAAGTTATGAGTGCAGTACAAGCTAGACTTCATGCTTCTATGAGAAAAGAGTTTGATATTTTAGTAGGTATAGTTAAAGACTTTACTGAGCCTTCTTACCCATATGAAATGGATGATGAAGAGTTTATTAAAGGATCAGACTTTGATAACAGAGTAGATATATTGCCTGTATCTGATCCAAATGCAGCAACAATGGCTCAAAGAATTATGCAGTATCAAGCTGCAATGCAATTGGCACAATCATCTCCTGAGATGTATAACTTACCAGAACTTCACAGACAAATGCTTGAAGTATTAGGTATAGAAGATGTAGATGCTATTGTTCCTGATACAGATGATATTAAACCAGTTGATCCTGTAACAGCAGTACAAAACTTAATTAATGGTAAACCTGTTAAAGCGTTTATAGAACAAGACCATGAGGCTCATATAGCTACAGTAGCTTCTGCTCAACAGAATCCTGAAATAATGGAAGTAGTTCAGCAAAGTCCAAAAGCTCCTACTATTCTTGCAGCAGCTTCTGACTATGTTAATCAACATCTTACAATGCAGTTCAGAAAACAAGTTGAAGAAGAAATGGGTGTTGAGCTTCCACCAGAAGGTGAGCCATTACCAGCAGATGTTGAGAAGCGTATTTCAGCCCTAGTAGCTGAAGCAGCACAAAGAGTTCTTGGTACATCACAACAAAGAGCTGAACAGGAAAGAATTGAACAACAAAGGCAAGACCCACTTATTCAAATGAAAGAAAGAGAAGTGGCTATTAAAGAAGGTGAGTTACAACGTAAAGCACAAGAGGG